TATGCCCAAGTTCCCGACAAGGTTGAGTCCTGACCGTCTGCTCTACGAGCAATCACATCAGTACCGTTAAAATAAATGCTACAAGTTCCAGAGGCCGGGGTACCTGCAACCAGTGTACCAATATTAACGTAACCAGTAGCCTCTATACTTCCTGAGCCTAAGACCCTGACAATTTTATTGGAATCTGATTCAACCTGGAATACAGTTTCCGCATCGTCAATAGGTGCTGTAAAACCATTTCCAGAACTCTTAAAAGCCTTGACAGATACACATGGGGCACCGTTATCCGGGTCTGTTTCATCAATTATCCCCGTTAAAGTTAACCCAGGTACTCTGGTGATGCAGCCGTCTGTTTTACCAAAGCCAGTGATAATAGGCGAGCCTATTTGTGCAAGGCCTCCGAACTGGGGTACTATGGTAAGGCACACATCGGCCGGGTAAATTCCTGTGACATCATTTGTAAATCCTGCCTGTTGGCCGAACATTGTACCATCGGTGAGAGTAACCTCCCCTCCCAGTTTGAGTCTGGTAGAACCAAATGGGTCAAGACGATTTACTTTAGCTCCAGTTGAATCTACAAGCAGCCTTGTAGCATGCTGGTAAGTCAAGTGTGTCTTGGCGTCGGTCTCGGCCTGATTAATTTCCAGGTATGTTGCTCCATCTGAAAGTATTTCGTTTCCACCGCCCTCGTTGGTTCCATCGGGGCCATTACCTGTCTGCTGGTAATTGAGAGGGTAATTTACAAAATCTAATTCGTGGCCATCGTTAGGATTAAATGCGTCCGGGGTAATTACAGCAATTTTGGCAGCACTTGTTGAGTCTGTCTTCCAAACTGTCAATAAAGACTGGCCTGGGTCTGTAGTACGGACGACCAGTTCGTTCAAACTTGATTGACCGGCAGTACTTGATAGGGCTACGGACGAAGTTATAGCGGAGACTGTCTGCACCATCGAGGAGTCGCCTATGGTAGTGCTATCAGTAAATAAAGCTATTCTCCCTGCCGTGCCTGAGCCTTTAATACCGGCAGCGTATGGGCCCCCAGCGATCTTCCACGCGGTGTCTGCCGCTATATAGCGATATTGTGTACCCAAAGCATTTGTATAGAGTTCGCCGTCAACGGGCGAGTTTGGAAAAGACATAATTTCTCCTTATTAAGACCATGTACCAGAAAGTATGGATGTTGAACCACCGGCTTTGACTGCTATAACATTTGTGCCATCAAAATAAATACCGCATCCATCGGACGGAGTACCTGCTGTCAAATTACCTATTTTTATATATCCAGCAGTCTCAATGGTACCTGTACCTTTTATTTTTACTTTTGATGTATACCAATTTTGTACATCAAGTATAGTTTCACCGTCCGCTAAAGTCGATGACCCAGATGATTTACTTCCAGTAATAGTTACTGTACCAACCGTATCTGCCGGATCACTATCTGTAAATACTCCATCAAGTTTTAACGCCGTGATATTATCAACACAAGTGTCATTCGTGGTTGAAGTACCTATAATGCTTAATCCGCCTCCGGTGTAGCTGTTATTATTACGACTGAGTATTTCTCCAACCGTGCCAACAGCGGTTTGTGTAAATTTTACAAAAGATGATGCGTCATTCTGTGGCACTCGTATATCTAACTTGGCTGCGGGTGAAGTCGAATCTATTCCAACATTTCCCCTAAGTATAGTTTTAATTACCGAACTATTCCCTAATGATACGCTATTGCTTCCACCCCCGACCATATTATAACCAATAACGGTCTCATTGACATTACCATCCGCCGAAGGTTGAGTAAAATAACCTAAAAATATTGACCTCTCCGAACTGGTGTTATTCCCACTTCTATTTCCTGCTAAATACCCTATTGCGGTATTTGAACCACCAGTTGTCAATCTCTCCAAAGCCCCAGAGCCAACCGCAGTATTAGAGCTTCCAGATGAAAGAAGCTTTAAACTATTTAACCCAACCGCTGTTGTTGACGTTCCAGAAACATTGGATTTTAATGAATCAAGACCATAAGCCGTATTAGAGGCTTGGGCATAAGCCCCTCTACCAACGGTTATCCCTTGGATTAACCCTGACACATTAAGAGGGCCAGCGCATGTTATAGTAGTATCGGATTCGGTCAGAACAGAGTTGCCAATAGTGATTCCAACGCCTGTAAATTTAGCTATGGTACCAACGGTGCCTGACCATCCTTGTGGTTCGGCACCAATTCCTGTGATACCTTGTATTCCGGTGAGACCATAGAATCCAGTCTGTCCTTGAATTCCTGTTTGTCCATATATCCCAGTCAACCCATAAATACCTGTAAAACCTTGAATACCGGTCTCTCCCTGAATATAAAGTCCTGTGAGCCCATAGAAACCAGTAAGACCTTGAATTCCCGTTTGTCCCTGAATACCCGTATCACCTTGAATACCTGTTTGTCCTATAACTCCTGTAAGACCCTGAATTCCTGTCTGTCCATATATCCCTGTAACCCCTTGAATCCCAGTCTGTCCATCTATCCCTAAGATTCCCGTGAGGCCTTGGATACCCGTTGCACCTAAAGCCAGCCCAGTGAAACCTTGAAGCCCGGTTGTGCCTTGACTTCCGGCACCAATTTGCACCCAATCTTGTATACCAGTGACACCGACAAATAACGCTTCGTCTGTCTGATTCCATAGAAACACGGGCTCAACGGTGATCGGGGGGAAAGTATCCGTTTCAATAAAATTTGCTAAACCTATCATCCCCGTAACACCATCAATACCTTGATATCCAGTAACACCTTGTATACCTTGTAAACCGTTGCTTCCTGTTACACCTTGGTATCCAGTAACGCCTTGCAACCCACTACCGCTGTTCGTCCAATCCGACTTGCCTCGCATCACGGCAAAGATATCGTTGAACCACCGCTGCCACGGATGTGCAAGCTGTTCCCCTTCATCCAGCATCTCGGTTCTGATGGGCGGAGGCCCAAGTCTGTACGACGTTGCGTCCATTAGTTAATACCCTTTTGTACATCAATCGAAGCGTCTACAACAATAAATTTATTGGGGTCGGTAAAGGTGACCCTGAAAATCCTGTCCCTGCTCATGCCCAGTCGTGTATAGCGTACACGGGCAAGACGATTGCCTATCGTGCCAAGCGTAGACCACAACTCATTACTCCATGTAAAGCCGCCGTCGTCACTGGTCTGTAGCATCACCTTAGGCTCAGCCCCGATTGCGGTAGGAACGTTAGCCAATAAAGAGCCGGTACCGCGTTCAACGTCTATCTCCAATGCCCGGAAAAACAAACGCTTCCTGTCATCATGGACGTGTTGACAGGTACGAATGCGGCGGACAGTCTCACCGTTGTCATCGTTGGTGTCCAAGTCCCACTCATAGATGTTGCCGGTTCCGTAATCACCAACGATAACCTGATTGTTCCAAAGCGCATGACAGACAACCCGGTGATAATTCATTCTCCCGGACGACACGTCATAGTGTCCGCGTTCGTGCCACTCTTGTGTTGATAAATCGTAAACCAACGTGCGATTACCGGATATAAACGTGAAGATGAAGAACAAATGTCCTTCTCTTTGATAGGCCAAAGCAATACAATCCGATATATCGTTCATTTGACTTATGATATAGTCGATTGCGCCGGTACTGATCTTCTGCGGGATGTAGCCCGATCCAAGCCAAATCGAGCCGTTACCGCCCACGTTAGAGCCTGACCATGCTACCGTATTATTAATCGAACACGCTGCGTAATTGCCGCTCACACCGTTGTTTACCGCACCCGAGTTGACTCTTGCAAATAGCTGATTTGTGTCTCCCGTATAATACCACACCTCGGTAGATTGACTTCCGAACAGCCAAATTTCTCCGTTAATCGTCTGGATATTGAGAATCGGGTCTGCCGAGGCTTCCGCCGTGAAATACTGTCCCAAAGCCCCGAAAACCAGCCCTGAATCATCCCAAATACTAGCCTGATCGTACTGGCCTGAGTAAGTAAAACGCTGTCCTGAGTACCAATCCAGGCCTGTATTTTGGACGAATCTGCCGTTGATACTGATGATGGAAGTTCCTGGGTGATAATTGTCGCCATTTACCAATGTGGCAAATGCGTTGGTCTCGGTAATGAGAGTATAGCCGTTTCCGCCGTCTACCAGCATCACGATTGAGCCGGTAGAGGTAATAACCTCGGCAAAACTCACACGGCCGGAAGCAGAATTAAGAGTACCAAGCTCAACGTAAGAGTAATCCGCGTAGAGCTCATATAGTTTATTCCCTTTCGCAATAAGCATCCTGTTTTGCGCAGTTGTAAAGAAACCCCGCGACCCACCATAGCCAGGGATATTTGCCAATAGCTTAAGCCCTGGTGTAGGGATTAAGCTATACTGGGATTTAGAGCCGGAGTAGTTCTTCTCCAGGTAGAAATTGACCAGTTCCTGCGTGTCAATAGCTATGGATCGTCCGCGATATGCGGGGCCTACGAAATTAAACTGAGGCATGGATTACCCCGCATAGATAGAGTAAGTAGGCGCAAGCAATAATGCTGGATCCGCTCCTACAGGTACGTACTCACTGTTGATCCTCTTTACATTGTAGAGAGACTCAACGGCTTTCGCTGCTATCACGGGGTCAAGAATCACACCATATTCTGGACAAAGATGAACGGCAAGGTTGTAGCATATGGCAAGCTCATATCCCGGGGGTAATTCTATAATGTCAATAAGGTTATTGAACTTCTGCAACGGGCAGGATTGTGAGAGCCCGAATTGTGTAGCAAGAATCGGTTTTGGGTAGAGCCGTATTTTGGATATCGGCATCGCATGATCGCATGTCCAAGCATTGGGATAGGACGTGGTGACAAATTTTTGCACGATTGACTGGAACTGGTCATTAGGGTAATACGTCATCGGGTAATCGACAGGAATCGTGGTGACTCCAGTGACTGCACGAATAAAAGCTGAAGCGTTTTGAGTAATGATTGGACGAGTAGTATCCCACTGTGCCCCTGGGCCAATCAAATAATCCGTCTGATTGACAACAACGTCGAACAACTCATTCTTTATCTGGAAAACGGTCAGCCGTTCAGTTGACCATGAGTCCATCATCATGTTGAGCAAAAGTAAAGCGTCTTGGGTATCCGAGGCCTGCGGTGTCTCGCCAGCCTGAAGGACGCCAATCATCTTTAATGCTCTCTTAATTACGTCTAAGGCTGTCAAATTGCACCACCTTGGTTATACTTTTACTCTATAGCTATTGTACCCCAGAGGCTTATTGTTTTGCTGCTGTGGTACAGGCTTAACCGGCGCTACCGGTTTAGCTCGCTCTTCTTCTTCCTTGCTATTGACAATAATACACTTGCCTTGAAAGCCATCGGGATACAAAGCTTTAGGATACTCGACATAAACATATCCCGCTGGTAAACGGTACGTAATCGGAACATTGGGTGGAAACATCGCACACCTTCTGCTAGAGTGATGGGAGTCTCAATCGGTGAGACTCCCTTTTGTTATGCTATCAGTCCGTAATTAACCATTGCCGTCCGCATAAGATTGACCGCGGTACTGATCGTGGCGGTCGTGTCTGATGCAGGGGTCAATGCTGTCGGAGCAGTCTGCCGTGCGACAGGTGTTGCCCCGAGAAAACTGATGTAATCAGTCGTCAGGCGTCCCATACGGGCACCTTCCGGCCGGCTGTCAGAAAGCTCAAGAACGACTGTTGAAGTGGTATCGCTACCCATTGTAAACTCCTTGTAAAGTGTTTAGGGAGGGCTGTTACACCCTCCCGTTTAATCATCCAAGAATCGCACAAGCCCATTGCGGATAGAGAGATGCCCATCCGTAAAGGACGTCCATCCTACAAATCAACTGGTCTGTGTTAATATTGTAATCACGGACCACTCTCACCGATACACCATCCGAAGAAGCGCGGGATTTGAAATCCACGCCATCGGGCAGGTAAAGCTCAGCCATCGCAAGTGTAAATGCATCCTTGTGATAAGCCATGTTCTGTACCGATGCAACTGTGCTGTCACCGTTGATAAAGGTGAGGTACTGTCCGCTGACTGCCGCAGCCGACACGGTCTGTTTCGGTCCCGTGATGATGATCTCGGGAGAAATAGAAAGTGTTGCAGCTGTTGAAATCGCAGCGGTATCCGCAAGCACAACGAATTGCTGAAGATTGCTATATGCAATTTTCGATTCGTAGTTGACTCCATACACACCACCGATTGTGAAGCGGTCTCCAGCCTTGAAAGTACTTGCAGCGCCAGTAGTGACGAGCAGGCTCGAACCAGTCTGAGTTCCGTTGACCGTTGTCGTTCCAGCCGAACTTCTGTCTCCAGAGGTCATGCTGGGGATCTGCTGGTCAAGAGAGAATTTGAAACCGAAGGCGTTGCCCATAGTTCCAGACTCATACTGATTGCCGATTGCAGACTGCTGATTGAACAGAGTAGCAAAGTTCTCAACGATTGACGCCTGCGCACTGCTGTTAAGGCAGAGGGTGCGTTCGTTGTCCCGAGGAGCAAGGCTGTCGTCCAGTTTCGCGCCAGCATTAAGCACAACCGCTTTAGTTGCCGGAGTTGTACCAGCGGTACCGACCTGGTTGTAAACGGTTTTGTACGCATTGGTAAGACCATCACGGTCAATCTTCGCCGCAAGCTTCTTGGCGAAAGGCTGGAGGTAGCGACCCGAAAAGTCGTCCACTGTGAGCGTCAAATCCTGGGCGGTGAAAGCAAACCCGATGTGCTCACGGGTTGACACCGGGAGAGTCACGTACTCTTCGTTGATGTCCTGTACAGCCAATGCCGCGCCGTCTGTTACAACAGCAACTGCCGGTTTACGGATACGAAGTGAGGGTCCAATTTTACCGGAAATAGTTACGGCTGAATTGGCAAAGTTACGATCAAACTCACGATTCACGCCTTTTGTGAACGTAAGACTGTTGTGGAGCACCATCAGTATTTCTTTACTGATGACGTCCGGGGTAATAAGTACTTGAGACATATATACTCCCTATGGTTAACGTTTCTTTTTTGATGCCATCCGTGCCTTGACATACTCATCATATGACATTTCGGATAGCGTTTTTCCCTCAGACTTTGTCGTGCTTGCGCCCGTTGGAGTCCTTGGGGGTGCCGGAGCCTTGGATATCACCTTGGCAGCCTTTGACTTTTGAGACTTCTCATACTCGATGTAACTGGAAATACGCCCCAGTTCAAGTATCGAACTCACCTGGTCTAGACCGGCTATACGCTCGGCCTCTTCCGGATGAGAGCCCAGGTAGTACGTGATATCCGTACCAAGCGGGCTGGCTTTAAGCGCCTGTACCATCGTTTCAGTAACCGGTACTTCATGAGCCCCGCCGACAACGGCGTCCCAATCCGGATACTCTTTCTTGGCTTCAGCAACTTTTGTGTCCCAGACGGTTTCTGTCTGTAAAGCCTGTTGTCTTTCAAGAATCTTGCGCTGTAAAGGCTCTAACTGACTCTGTAGCTGATGCTGTACAAGTGCCTGCACATAAGACTCATCATCTGCAAAACTCTCACGCGATGGTGCCGCGGTTACAGGTGCCGCCTCTGTTTTAGGCTGTTGCTGCTTCTCGTACACGTCAAGCTTTGCCTGCTTTGCATACAAATCCTGGAGCAACTTATTCCAACGACGACCCCCGTGAGTTTTCGGGTCCTCTTCGTACTTATACTCTGGTTCAGTTGTTTCCGGTTTCGCTTCTTCTTCCTTAGCCTCTTCCTCTTTAGCAACTACCGGCTCTTCAGGAGCAGGAGCTACCTCGGCTTCAGGGGCTGGTGCAGGCTTGTTCTCCGTTACAACTTCCAGTGGTTCTCCAGACATTTTTACTCCTTGTCAACAGCGTAATCAGTCGCTGGCACTGTGCCTGGCCGGGGTTGCTCAGCAAATGCGCCAGACGACGTTTGCTGGTGTAATTTTATAGCCGAGTCAATGGTATGCGTCCTCATTGACCCTTGCTGTTTTATCATTTCTTGATGTAAACCCATCTTGGCTTTCTGGATCTCAGCGTCCGCCTTGATAATTGCAGAATCGGCCTTGATCTGCTCCGCCTGTTCCTTTGATTCGAGCTGCTGTTGCATCTTCTGCAACATCTGATGCAGCGCCTGCTTCTCGGTCTCGGAAGCCTGCAATTGTCCTTGTAGCTTCTCAAGGTCTTGCACGATCTCCCGTACCTGTGCCTCGTCTATACCCTGTTCGTTAGGATCGGAAAGCAAGTTAGGCGGAATCGTACGTTTGAGTCTTTCCGCCATTTCACTTGCCTCAGGGATATCAAGGTTCTTGGCCAGTAAGTCCCCAATGACCTGTGCGGCTGGGGGATATGACTGGACAAACCTTGACAAAATATCCATTGATTCAAGTCTCTTCGTTTCGTACGATACGCTCGTGTCAACGATAACGTCATACTCTCCAGCAGTTAAATCGTACAGAACGTCAAGCCCTGTCTTGTCATCGTGGTACATCTGATTTACTTGTACGACATCCTCTGTACTGTCTTCGCCTAAGATGCGGATAGTTCGTACGGTATCATAAATTTTTGGTATTCCATCTATCAATAGTCGTCCAATACGTCTCGTAGCGCAGTTAACCGCTTCAAAGAAGTGGAAGTTAGCCGTGTCGCCCTGACGTTGACGAGCGAGAATCGCTTTACCCGATTTCTCGGAGCCAGCTTCGCCCAGAGAGGCAGCAAATAGGCCTGTTGTAGCCCGGATGTCGTCGTTTGCGCCTGCTGCCGCTTGTATGTATGCCGCACTGATCGTAGGCGGCTCAATGCGTGTCGGAGGAGGCTGCTGATTGTGCATTGAGTCTGAAGGATTGTATTCCAGGAAAGAAATAGGCCGTGCATTGGCTTCTTTGTACTGGTTTTCGAGTCCTTCGAACATCCCCTTAGCGCCCATAAAGATTGCTTTAGGGGAAAGCATGATCATTTCAGCCTCGGACGAGCGCCAGAAGTTATACAAGCGTTGCGGGTCAATAGCATCGCGGATAAGGCTGTAATAACGCTTCTTGCCGTTGATGACAAAGTCCTGCCCGAGTATAGGGACTATCGGAATCGAGCTGAAAGGTAGCTCTTCTTCGTCAAGTATCGAATGCTCGGAAAGCAGATACCATTTGACTTTGCGGGACTTCGATTTTCTTTCCTTTACAACGGGAAGTCCTGCGTCGTTGTTATCCACTACCGTGCCGTCTTCGAGCTGATAGAGCGTGATCTCGGTGTCTTCGACGACAAAATACTCGGCAAGCCATACTTCTTCCTGGTCTCGCCAAGCGGTGTCGCCTATGTTTTCCATTTCCCATTTAGCCTGATCGTCGGCTTTAGGGTATTTTAATTTGAAGTCGTCCTTCGACATTGACATGCGGATAAACGCATACGGTGCGTCCGAATAGTCAAGTTCGTGACATAAATTTATAGGGAAGTAAACGAGAAACGGGTTGTCAATAATTTTTATGCGAAATTCCTGAAGCATCGAACGGTCGTGAAGGTAGTCGGTCGTAATGCGGACGTAGCCGAAACCGGCAGAGACTGCATATTTCGTTGCATTGTCAATTGCGTCTTTGTAATTACCATTGTTGCAGATATGCTTGATCAGACCGTTGATTACTCGTGCAGTTTTCGTGTCCGTAAAATCGTCTATTGGTCTCACCTTGATCTGGGGACGGTTTGCCCGTATGTCGTTCATGACCTGATTGATATACACACGCAATTTATTGATTGTCAACGATGGTCTTCGGGCTTCCTGCCTCATCTGTTTGATTTGTGAATCCCACTGATTACCATCGATGAAATTCATGTCCGTTTGTGAAGCTTTGCGGAGCTCGGAAGAGGTATCAACACAAATAGTAAAGCGTTTCTTTGCTTCTGCTAAGAGTTGTTGCTTAGGTGTTAATTTTCCGTCGTCAACCATTTGTTTTTGTCCCCAAAATAAAAAAGGAGCCAAGGCGGTTTTTAATCGCTTTGGCTCCTAAATAGGATAACCGTTCTGAAAAACTTATAGAATCTTTGCAGGATCCATGTTTTCTTCCTGCTTCGTTGAAACTGCTTCTGAGTCACGTACCTCTTGAAGTCTTACACTTTCTCCACAGGCTTTAATTCCCGACGAACTATCGGTATCTGTTACCCTAATAATACTTCATTTGCAGCAAAAAATCAACTTATTTAAGATCTTGCTCGCCAGTAACCCGTACAACGCGTCCAGAGCCATCAAAATAGAGGCTGAGTTTACCCCTTACTTTGGCTACCCGCCAGGCGTTTATGAGCTCTATAGCCCTCCTGGATCGATCAACGGGGTCAATATACGAGTATACTGCTGTGGTATCACCCATTTAGCCCATCCAGCCCTCTGAACCAGCCGGGCGGGCATACAAAGAGCTCTCCGGCTTAGGTTTCGCGGGGAATTTGTAGTCAGCAAGGCCTGCGATTAACAACCGGCAACAATCGCTATGGTCCTTATACGTCTCCAATTCACACTCATTGCCTTCTTCGTAGCGGTGATTTGCCAGGGAGTTAAGCACGTTCTTACAGTGGCTGCTTATGTAGAGACTGGGCTCATTAAAAGCGTCCCGGGGCGCAAGCGTGTTATAACGCAAAGCCTGCTTGATGACGTCTCGGGCCGCATCTATCCGAGCTTCTGGGGGCATCAAATACAATATGCCACCGTTTTCAGGCTTCGCAAAGCTCTCTACCAAGCCCTCGGTATTGTTAATGAGATTACTTTGCTTGCTACCAAAGCCCTTAGCATATCTCGTATCGATATACCGCTGTGTGATTTGCTTGCCGGTCTCGCGGGCAAAGAAAGCCCGGGAAAGGTCTGCAACCGTGCCCGTGTAATGGGTCTTGGTACGGATATCCGCGTAATCCGCATTGACATCGCTATACCGCGGATATTCGTCATAGATCCAAGTGTAATATCTATCATTGACTTTCCACCGCGCCGCCCAAATAGCCGCGGAATAAAACGACGTGTGCGGATCAAGCGACTGAAAGTAGCGCACATCGGGTATGGTTCTTAAATCAAATTCCCTAACGTGTACTGCCCTGTCGAAAGGCGGTGCCCAAATGTGCATACCCTGACGCCGCAATTCTCCTGCCCAAATCCATGCGGCTTCGTCCGGTCGGATAGCGTAGTCAGTGTCCTTCTCCTTTATCAACGTATCGCTGATAAAGGGATTGTCCATCCAGTTGACGTTTACTACAAGACTGTCTGGTACGTTATTAGCCACGAACCGTTTGTAAACAGCATCTGTTTCCTGATCGGGGTTGAACTCGATGAAGATCTGGGAGTCAGCTTCCCGAATCGTAGGAAACAGAAGCTGCAGCGATTCTTCACTGATCTTGTTTGCCTCAGCGCACCACACATAATTGATACCGGGGATTGACTTGATAGACTCGATGTTGCGGTAAAGGCCTGCGAAGATAAACGTAGAGCCATTCATTTTACAGATGATACTGTTGTGCGTAATGTCAAACAAATGCTTTACGCCGATGATGTCCATCGCTATAAGTAAAGTCTCATACACTGACTCTTTGATCGAGTGCATGATTTCTCGAACGCAAAGGATCTTACATTTGCCTTGAAGGGCTTTGAGCAGGAAGATGATAGCGAACGAATAACTCTTGCCGCTACCTCGACCGCCCCACGCCACGTTATAACGGCAGCGCGATGTCCAGAAGGCCTTGAACTTCTCCGGCATCTTGACAGGCAAGCGAGGGCCAGAGGCTTTCACGATTCAATCCTCGCAATAACGTCAGCCTCATGCATCCCGCAATACTCCTGGCCTTCATGCTTGTAAAGGACATACTGCGATCTGTAAAACACCACTCGATCACCGACCTTGAGCGTTTTACACTTGGGTCCCACGGTAGCCACTGTCCCGGTATATACGCCTCGCTCCTCGTTGCGCTGCGTTTCCACGGGGATGAAGATACCTGATTTTGTTCTGTCAATAAGAGGATCACGGATAACCTGGATAATATCGCTCAGTGTCTCCATTGTCAATCCTCTTCTTCCTCTTTGTAATAATCAGGATCCATGGCAAGATGATCCTTGACCAGCTGCTTTACATCAGCGGCGGCTAACCAGGGATGTTCTTCAGACTCTTCCAGGATTCCGCATTTGAGGGCTTCGTCTTTGTCGTCGTCATCTTCAGGTTTGGGAACTGCATACTTGTTCATAACGTTTCTCCTATGTTACTTAAGTTCGGACGCATCCAACATTACAAAACGTAATTGACCTTCCCACCAATAACTGACTTCATAAAATACGTTGTTTCCATCCAGTTGTATTTTACAAATGGTACCAGGTTGATTGATGGCCATTATAGTCACCTTCTGGTTTATGTCAAATGCTGTTTTGATTTCCATGATCAGTCCTGACAATCGTTGCACTGACGTGGTTGTTGCGCTTTACAATCCGCACAGACCTCGTGCTGCACGATTTTATCCGGCTCGCTGCATCTGCATTGCCGGATAACATCTCCGCATACTTTGCATATGACAATGATGTGGCCGTGTGGCATGGATAGCTCCTTGTCAAACGAAAGTGATGTCTATGCCGGATGGGAATTCGTGGGTATTCTTGTTCTCGGTCTTCTCGGATGTATAGCCGAAGTTATTTAACAAAAGGAATTTCGCGAAGCCGGGATTATATGTTTCGTTCAATGCTTTTTTGACTAAAATTTTGTGCCCCGCAAGCTTCAGTTCTTTGACGGCGGCGGAAAACTCAGGATAGATTTTTGCCCATTCGACAATGTCATCTTCATTTATTTTAAGCGTTAAAGCTAATCCCATTACTGTTGGGTATTCGCCAGCTACTATTTCTTGCTCAGTGTATTCTCGCGTCAGGCGGACAGTATCAGCGTTGTATTTTGTGGGTCTGCCCGTTTTGGTTTTGTACACACGGGTCGTCTTGCGGACATACTTGCCTTTAGGTTGCGGAGTCCCGGTAGTCTCCATATCGTGCTCCAATCGCGGGGGTTGTATTGTAACAGTATTAATATACAATGGCGGCAGATAAATTTCAACTCCTAAAAACATTCCTCCTTGTTACATTTTCCTATATTGATTTGATATATATAGTGGTAAAAAATATTAATTGATTATTACTCGTATAATATTAATATAGTATAAAGACACACCTTATAGGGCTATAGGTTATAGGCCTATAGTCTATAGGCCTATAGGCGGACATATTTATAAGTTAGTGTCCCTATAGACGATAACGGCCTATGGGACGTTATTGAAGCTATCCCTATTAGATAACTGGCTATAGGGCTATAGGCGGACATACTTATAAAGCTGTGTCCCTATAGCCCTATAGCCTATAGCCGAAAAAAAATTTTCTTCACAAAAAAGAATTCCGAAACACGCGCTGTCTATGAAAATACCTGCCATCTGTAAATGGGAAGAAATCGAAAAAGCCTTACGGCAGAACAACTATGTACTTAACATTAATAAAAGAGGGTATATATAGATTCTTTACCAAAATATTGCCCTATAGCCGCATAACTATTATCCGCATGCGGCCCCCAACAATAAAAAGCTAAGTGTCTGAACTCCAGGCAGTTACAAAAATAAATAGCCAACATGTCAAATTTATATGGTTTTTTATTTTCCAATACATTATATTTTAGAATGTAGAGTTTGAATTAATAATCTTTTAACACAACAGGAGCAAAACATGAACTGGCATTTGATCCGAGAGTCACAAGAAGCAAAAGTATTAATACAATGTTTTTTTTATACAAGCATCCACGAAAAACTGAAAAATATAGCGGCAAAAGAAAAAGTGTCAATGACTACTTTAATACGATCTGCGATTAATGATGCTATCGAAGCTTATGAAAAACAGGTTAATGCCCAGGTTACTCAATAATGAAAACCCCCACAATTACCAGAGAAATTACCGAGCAACATGAGCTTGCAGAAAAAATCGGTAAAATACTTAATTTGGGTAGCAAAAATGGTCGAGTTACCCATAATGGACGGGTTGTTTCGGAGACTGCCCTCCCAAAGCTCTACATAGACGCGCAAATGGCTCACCAAGGGAAGATACCAGTGATGAGCCCCATTACACTGTTTCAACTATTAACCGACCTTGCTGAGGTTAATAGAGAGTTAGAATTAGATGCTATGAAAAACTCAGGACTATTTCACATGTCACCTATTGAATATGTGCAAGCAAGCTTTGCCGAAAAACGTGTTGAGATATCCGTAGATGGTATATGGTCCCGTATATTTGAAGGTAAACGCACGGATTACAATCAGCCCACTTTTTTGGCGGATCTTAAAGCTAACTTGATCCCATATAACTACAGCATCCCCGAAAAAAGTGGATACCCACACATCACATCGGAATCCATTGCCCCCGCACTGTCAGTTATACTTGCAGACCGCAGCAGTAAACAAATCGCGGATTTGCAAAAAGAGCTACAATATCAGGAAACCGGGATAAACTCTCGAAAATTTGTTGAAGGTTTGTTGAAAATCTACTGGATTGAGCCTTCTGACGTCAATATTTCCATGTTTTTACACCTAATTTGGTCAATAAAACGCAAATTATGGCTAAAAGAGAACCCAAATCCTGTATTTATTTCACTTTTCTCCCGGATGCAGGGTGTGGGTAAAACATCCTTCCTAAAAAAATTATGTACAGGGTTTGAGTGGATTTATTCCGCCAACGGGCACCTGTCTAAAATGTTAAATTCCAACGACTTCAAAGCCATGATACGGGGGAGATATTTGATAGATTTCCAGGAACTTGCTAAAGACATCTCCCGCAATAACAAATCCATCAGCGAAGATGCCGTAATGGCAACGTTTAAGGGCTTAATCACCACTGGCACCGTGGGTGGTAGGGATATGTATTTACCTATAGATGGCGTGGAAAGACAGACAGCAACTTTCGTCTCATCTACAAATATACATATCTGGGATATTTTTAGAGACCCTAGTGGTATGCGCCGCTACTGGGAATTTGAAATGAAGCCCCCTAAAAAATTTGATTCAGAATTTTACCTGGAAGCAAATGTTTATTTTGATAACATTAAAGAATTATACCGATCTGTCAACGAATTAGATGATATTGGATATTTCCACCCGTCATTATGCACATGGAGATCCATGCGGGACGTACAGGAAAGTTATGCTAAAGATAGTGCTTTCACTCTTTTTGCGAAAGCCCAGAACTGGGAATTCGTACCAGAAGGCACGGAAGGTGCTGAGACCATTAAAACACGTACCGTGCTTGACAAATTTAATCGCTATTTAAATGACCGGGGTGATACCGAATGGACTGCCAAATTTCTGCAATCTATGATTAGCTACAACCTGGGAGTGCATTCTTTTACGGAAATTGTGAATGGGCAACCAAAAGAATTTTACTGTATAAGGTCAATAAAATGAAAAACGCCTACATAGATTTCGAGTATTATGGTCGTACTTTAATTTCATGCGCTTTACGTTCGCAAGGGTGCATTACGCTTACCTACTGGTTGTTAGACCCTATACAAATGCAAAGTCTTATAACTGTTCTTACAGGTATGAGACAGACGCATATTTTCATAGGACATACTATACAATTAGCAGAAGCCCGATGCTTTGGGATATTGGGGCTGGATGCAACACAGTTCGCATGGAGAGATCTTTTGGCCGAGAATCAGTGGTTACGTAACTGTACCCATGAGCATATGTACGGTAAAATGATAAACGGTGGTGGCATGGAGGTGTACACTATCCCCAGTAAAGAACGCATACATAAGAAAATGAATGAGGAACAGCAAAGAGAAGCTAAGGAAATAAATCAGGAACACAACGCCAGGATGTGTGATGAGCTGGGAGTAGACATCGAAAATAACGAAGCCAGTTTCGGATTACTTGACATGTGCTATTTCTATGAAATAATAAATGCTCAGCAGTATAGAGCTGCCGCTGCAACTAAAAAACGTGTACGTGACGGCATAATAATGTCCGGAGATTGGGATTTGATCAATAAACACAGAGCCGAAATCACAGCGTATAACGCTGACGATTTAAAAGATATGGAGGCTTTGGCGGGCAGATTTACGGTTGAAATGAATCTTGTGGCAGAACAGAAGCACGTTTCAATCAGTCAAGGGGAGTTCAGTTATGACAATCAAATCGACGTGCCTAAAGTACAATTGTCTTTAGGGGAATGGTGTGCCCGGACTGCGACGTATGCAAATACTGGTATACAGTTGAGTAAAACTCGTATGGAAATATTCTTAAAAATAGCTCCGGAGTTAACTCAAAAATATAAAGAGAATTGGAATTTTGACCACCCATTAGACCCAATTTATAGAATAGGGTGTTCCAGCAATTTGTTAAGTCATCGCAAAGGAATGTTGTTAAACAGCCCATATCGTAATCCTGAATACACTAAAGACGATTCCTTTGTACAAGCTTTGATAAAAAGACATTGCTTGCTGAACGGTATTACTAATTGGCCTATGACATTTAAAAACAGATATTCAATGGACGCCAAATTAACAAAGCCTTTTATAGTTGGCGAAAATATTATAAAACATCTTAGCCGACACAACAACGCGATATCCAGTTTGAAAGCTTTTACGCCTGATGAAAATGGCAAAGTGAAAGCAATGCAGCACATTGACAAAAATTGGGTACAACACCCTGATTTTTCCCCACACGGGGCTCAGACCGACCGCAATACGCATAAAACTAAATCTTTTATATTCGCATGTCCACACTGGATGCGTGTACTGGCAGAACCCGCCCCAGGCATGGCTTTCGTGGAAGTAGACCTGGCATCGGGAGAGGTTTTTATACAAGCATCGGTATACAACGATGCGGTGTTAAAACAGGCCTATGCTGCAAATGATTTTTACGTTAAATATGCTCAACAAGCGGGTGCGTACCCTTCAGATTTACCTATACCTACGGAACATGATAAAGAACACGCGGAGTGGTTTAAACCTTATAAACAAATGCGGCAGCGATATAAACAGGTTTGTCTGTCCATACAATACGGGGCGGGATACGAGACCATTGGACATGCAATTGCAGCTTCGGAAGGGAAACCTTTGGATTTAGATCAAGCCGATGCTCTGGTAAAAGAGTACCAGCAAACATATGCTGATGCTTATTATGGTTCTCAAAAATTGAAAAATATTATCAGAAGCGGGTCAGGGATATTATTGAAAAATGGATGGCGTTTAGGCAAAAACCATAAGTCAATGCTTTCAGCTCTCAATTTTCCAATTCAAGGGGCAGGCTCTTGCATTTTACAGGAAGCCTGTAGACGAATTGATGGCGATAAAATAAAAATAATGGCTACGTTTCATGACTCTATTACTGCGTATTGTAAAGAGGAACACGCCCAGGACGTCGCCGCTTGTATGACTACTCATTTATTAGATGCGTCCGAGTACATACTTGGAGAGAAAGGTATGAAAGTGGGTGCCCCGGAAATTATAAGACACGGGGATTACTGGGTACATGGTAAAGGTATAAAGGATTGGCAAAGATATAAACAGTACTTTTGTCCTGCACAACCCGGAGCGAATGCTTCCGGTCAACTGTAAAGGATTCATTTTTAAACAGAGGAGTTGTACCATGGCTACAGCAGCAGAACTCAGAGCCCGCATTGCTTCCGGAGAGATCAAGGAACGCACCGGTGGCGGAAGCGTACCAGCCGGTAAATTTGCGGTTGTCTTAGAAAGTGCCGAATTTGGCATTGGGGAAAACAACAACAAACGCGGCAAGATTGTTTGCCGGGTTATTGGTGCGGAGGACCCGGCAATTATTGGCCGAAAATTCAACCAGTACATACAAACGAAAAAGCAAGACTACATGAATTCTCAGATTGCTGAGTATATGAAGTTGTGCAAAGAATGGGGAATTTCCGAAGACAGGCTGTATGATCGAGCCGAACAAGACGTTGACGTTGTTGTCAACATCATAGCGGAAATCAATCGTCTTGCCGTCAAAGGTGTACTGGTTGCCCAAGTAGAGCGTAAACCAAGTGGCAAATTCAGTCCCACCGGGCAGCCTACTTTTTGGACTAATTGGGAAAAAGTCGGGATAGCAGAAAAGCCGTATTTGGTGGATGCCCCCAAGGATCCCAGTTCTGCTATAACTCCCGATCTGGCAAAGGTTTTAGCCACAACTATTGCCGAAAGCAGTGCTCCAGTAACCCCGGCAGCTACCACACCGGTAGCTAACGGTAAAAAGCCCTGGGAAGTATAATAATAATAACCATTTACTAAGAGACTCCCTTATGCGGGAGTCTCTTTGGAGGAACTGTGTACGTAATAATAGACTACCGCAATATTGCAAAAATAGCGGCTTATTCGATACTTTCGGGGGAAATTGCCTGTACTTTCCCCACCGAAATTAGCGAAATTGCAAATCGTCTTGTAAAAAGGTTGTTGTGTTTACGGCTGGACTACCCAACCAGCGAATTGATATTTGCCAATGATAAAAAGCCCTACTGGCGTACAAATTATATTGATAACTGGTACACCGTACGTGCCATGGAACCGGTACCTTATAAGGGCAATAGGGCACGAAGGCCTTGGATTTTTACTACCCCCGAAGCTGACATGGAGGCCATGTACGACAAGGTTTTGAGAGACATGGCTTATAATTTGGAGGCTACAGTTGTGGAGGATGTTGGTTTAGAGGCTGATGATATATTTGGTCTCTACGCTAAAAACAACAAGGAGTGCATTGGCATCAGTACTGATAGCGATTGGCGGCAGCTTTGTAGCAGCAGCATTACAGTGATTGATCCGAGTACAGATACAACGTACAATACCCCCTATGATGTTCGGTTAAAGTTTATTTCGGGTGATCGCGGTGATAACATAACAGGGTGTCCTAAAGTAAAGAAGAACGGTAGCCCTGGTACTACTAACTGGGGAGTAGCGGGTGCAGAGAAACTGCTTCAAAACATTGGGTGGGAAAATCAATTGGATCGAAGCATATTAGAGCGCAATAAAGTGGTAATTACCCTGCCCTGTCCTCTTTGGAACGTGGCGGAAGCATATAACTTGCTACCAAGAATAAATGTATCAACAGGGGCTGCAATGGACGCCTATGGCGTTACAGCTACAGTGAGACAGGAACTGCGGGACAAGGCAGTACGCAATATGTGGATAAAAAATCTAAGAGTGGAGTTACAGCTAAGAAACATAAAACACTTGGAAAAAGAAGAATGAAAACAACAAAAATCTATATAATAAAACATATGGCGGATCAAGAATATGACGAATTTAAACACGCGTTTATTTTTGCAGCGTGGTATTTGTCATTAAATGTATCTTTTGGTAGCCGAACAACCTATGGTATGAAGCATGAAGTAGAACATGAGTTTCAGAAACTAATCAAAGCATTTAACCTTGATGAAAAAGAGTACATGCATGGTTATGTGCCCGAAGGAGCCTGTATCTCTGCAATATGCTCATTAAAGCCTTCTATGATTAATAAATATTTGTTTCGTGGCCAACACAAGTATGATGAAGTTCTTTCGTGGAACAAAGAAAAATTAGACATGGAGGGTATGAAAATTTATAGAGAAACGGTAGCTAAAACTAAAAGGAGCAAAAAATGAGTAAAGACCGCTACTATATGGTAGACCAGCAGTCCAGGATACACGAGATCACTGAGCCCGTGTATCCTGGTTCAAACGGTTCAATTGACCGAATTATATCACTTAACGATGTACCACCGGCGCAGCTATCTTCTGTAAAGAAGTTGCTCGTAAAAAAAAAAAAACTTAAAAAGGAGA